GGGCACGGATGCCAATGGTGATCCTAAAAACGAGATCCGTTTTGCGGTAGCCCCCAATCACAAGGATTGGGAAAACTATCAAAAGAACGGCGGTGCTTGGAAACCTGGCGTTCCTGCAGCCGGAACAAACGCCCCGGCATCGGTTTCAACATCAACAGCAGCTGAGGCACAATCCGCTCCCAGCTCAAATCGCCCCTCTTGGGCGCAATAGGGGGTTGAGATGTTACTTCGCCCTCGCCAAAAAACCTTCGTCGAGCGCAGCGTTAGCGCGCTCGGCGAACACGGCAATACCCTGGCAGTTGCCAGCACTGGGTTTGGCAAAACCATCGCAATTGCGGGTGTAACTGGAAAACTCCTTGATGGCAGTGATGCCAAAGCCTGTGTTCTGGCTCACCGTGATGAATTAACGGCTCAGAATGAGCAGAAGTTTACCAAGGTCAATCCGACGATCAGCACCTCGATTGTTGATGCCAAGGAGAAGTCATGGCATGGCCGGACGACCTTCGCCATGGTTCCAACATTAGCCCGAGAAAGTAATCTGGCGTCCATGCCAGTGCTTGATCTACTGGTGATTGATGAGGCACATCACGCCGCCGCTGATAGCTATCGGCGCATTATCGATCGCGCTCAAAAAATCAACCCAGACGTCAAGGTGTTTGGCGTTACGGCCACGCCTAACAGGGGAGATAAAAAGGGCCTGCGGCCTGTATTTTCCAATGTTGCTGATCAGGTGTTCATTGGCGAACTGATCGCGTCCGGGCACTTGGTTCCGCCGCGAACCTTTGTCATCGATGTCGGGGCCCAGGAAGCCCTCAAATCTGTTCGCAAATCAGTCGATGACTTCGACATGAAGGCGGTCGATGCCATTATGAACAAGGCTCCGATCACCGACGCTGTCATTCGCCATTGGCGGGAGAAAGCTGGCGACAGACAGACCGTTGTTTTCTGCTCCACGGTCGATCACGCCCGCAATGTTCGCGACTCATTCGCTGCTGATGGCATTCGTGCCGGGATGGTTTACGGCGACATGGGCACCGCCGAGCGCCGCGATGTGCTTCAGGCTTACGATAAGGGCGACATTCAAGTTCTTGTTAATGTCGCGGTTCTCACTGAAGGCTGGGATCACCAGCCAACCAGTTGCATCATCTTGCTCAGGCCATCGTCTTATAAATCGACAATGATCCAAATGGTCGGGCGGGGGCTTCGCACGGTTGATCCGAACGAATATCCCGGTGTCATTAAAACCGACTGCATTGTTTTGGATTTTGGCACATCCAGTCTGTTGCATGGGTGTCTTGAGCAAGACGTCAATCTTGATGGACGGACAGGAACGGGACCAGCCTTAACCAAGGAATGCCCGGAATGTGAAGCTCATGTGCCTTTGGCGGTAATGGAATGCCCCTTGTGTGGACACCATTTCTATTCTGACAAAAACGATGATCTTCAACCGATTACTGATTTTGTCATGTCGGAGGTCGATCTTCTCAAACGATCCAGTTTTCAGTGGTGCGATCTCTTTGGTGACGATGCGGCACTGGTTGCAAATGGTTTCACCGCCTGGAGCGGAATATTCTTCCATCAAGGTCGGTGGCATTCCATTGGCGGGGGCAAGGATCTCAAAACCCACATGCTGGCCATGGGTGAGCGCACCATATGTCTGGCCGCAGCCGATGACTGGCTTAATGAGAATGAGACAGACGAAAGCGCCCACAAGTCTCGTTCCTGGCTTAATCAATCGGTCACAACCCGCCAGCTTCAATTCTTACCCCCTGAATACCGTCAGGACTTTGGCCTCACCCGGTATCAGGCTTCGGCCCTGCTGACCTTCCAGTTCAACAAGGCGGCGATCACCAATCTGGTGTTGAACGCCCACGGTGACCGGAGGGCGGCATGACCCATGGCACATTCACCCGAAAATGCAGCCCATCGCCTGCGCCTCTGGCATCCGCGTGGACATCTCTGTGCGGTCTGCAAGCGACCAACCCGTGGCTTTGGCTGGTTCGACCGCCGCTCATCGAAGCGGCCTCGACCCATGCGTTGGTTTTGTTCCATGGACTGCCAGGGCTTCTGGTCGCGCTTGGCGAAGGAGGGCTTGGGCATGGTTGATCTGACCGAGCAGGAAAAAGCGGCAATCCGCTACGCCATGAAAATGGCTGCGGAAATCATGGAAGAGATCGGCTGGAAAACCCGTCTGATCGACCTTTCCGAAGCACAAGTCCTCACCCTTATCGAAGTCGCCGTGGGCGGGTTCCAAGACGCCATGTTGGCCACGGCCAAAGGCATCGAGCCGGAGGTTCCATTTTGATGTTGGATTACAATTCACAATCAAGTTTTGCCGATCAGGTAAACGCCTATATCGATGAAGCCCTCGTGGCGGAGAACCAGGCCCAGCCATCACGACAATATCTCGGCGGGTCTCGTCTCGGTGTTGCCTGCGAGCGCGCCCTGCAATTTGAGTATGCCCAGGCCCCCAAAGATGATGGGCGGGAATTCAAAGGCCAGACCTTGCGGATATTTGCCGCCGGTCACCTGTTTGAAGATATGGCCATCCGCTGGCTGCATCTGGCTGGGTTTGATCTTTACACCACCAAGGGAAATCGTCCGGGCGGTGAGCAGTTTGGCTTTTCTGTCGCTGGCGGACGTATTCGTGGTCATGTGGACGGCATCATCAATGGCGGGCCCATCCTGAGCGGCTTTCCAGCTCTCTGGGAATGCAAATCCATGAACGCCAAGTCCTGGAAGGATACGGTGAAGAAAGGACTGGCTGTCTCCAAGCCGGTCTATGCCGCCCAGGTTGCCGTTTACCAAGCCTACATGGAAGCATCCGTTTCAGGAATCTCCCAAAACCCGGCTTTGTTTACCGCGATCAATAAAGACACCTCGGAAATCTATCACGAGTTGGTTCCGTTCGATGGCGGTCTGGCCCAGCGCATGAGCGACAAGGGAGTTCGTATTATTCAGGCGACGCAGGCCGGTGAATTGCTGCCGCGCATTGCCCAGTCGGCTGACTTCTTTGAATGCAAATTCTGCGATTGGTCAGATCGGTGCTGGAGAACGGGCATATGAGCGGTGACGTGGTGAAGCTCGATCTCTGGCGTGATTTTAATTCCGCAGCGCCGCAAAGGCAGGAGGATGATCGCCAATCCGAATTCAGTGTGGACGATATCAAGGCTCGTCTCTGCGGAAACCTGAGAGGTGTGTTGGCGTCTCTGTTTCCAGCGGGGGTGTTCCGCCATGGCAAGTTTCTGGTTGGCGATGTTCAGGGCAGTAAAGGTGAAAGCCTGACGGTTGAGCTGAGCGGCGACAAGACCGGGATGTGGCATGATTTTGCCACCAAGGAAGGCGGCGATATCATCAGCCTGTGGGCAGCGGCGACGGGGCGAGCATCTCGCTCCGATTTTCCGGCACTGCTCGATGACATTCGTCAATGGCTGGGTGAACCGCGCAAGGAACACAGCCCTACCCAATCTGAGAAAACCGCTCCCGTTGACGAACTGGGCCCAGTCACCGCCAAGTGGGACTACCATGACGGTGAAGGCCGATTGCTGGCCTGTGTCTACCGCTATGACCCGCCCAGCGGAAAAGAATTCCGGCCCTGGGACGTGCTTTCGCGCAAGATGAAGGCTCCCAACCCACGCCCACTCTATAACCAACCTGCCATGCGGTCGGCGGGTGAAGTCATTCTGGTCGAGGGGGAAAAGGCGGCAGAGGCATTAATCAAACAAGGTCTCTGCGCCACCACGGCCATGAACGGTGCCAGTGCGCCGGTTGAAAAGACCGACTGGTCGCCGCTTGCCGCCAAGCGGGTGTTGATCTGGCCTGATAAGGATACGACAGGTTGGCAGTACGCCGAGGCCGCTGCACAAGCCGTGCTGAATGTCGGTGCGGTTTCTGTGTCCATTCTCATGCCGCCGGATGACAAGCCTGAAAAATGGGATGCCGCCGACGCTGTTACTGATGGCATGGATGTGGCGGAGTTCATCCTCAAGGTGGCACGCCAGTCAATTGTGGCTCCGCAATCCAGCGCCAAAGCCTTCAGCCTCGGGCATATGCTTCGAGATACGTCACCCATGCCCGATGACATCATTGCGCCCCGCGTTTTGACGCCGTCGGGATTGCTGGTGTTTGGCGGAGCGCCAAAGGTGGGCAAGAGCGACTTTCTGCTCAGCTGGCTCGTTCACATGGCGGCAGGCGTTACGTTTCTTTCCTTCATTCCCCCCCGTCCACTGCGGATTTTCTATCTGCAGGCAGAAATCCAATACCATTATCTGCGCGAGCGCATTCGCCAGATCAATCTGCCGCCCGAGGTTATAACGGACGCGCATGAAAACTTGGTGCTCACTCCGCAGCTTAAACTGATTTTGAATGAAGCTGGCCTTGCCGCCGTTACGAACCTAATCAGAAAACACTTCCCCGATGGTCTCGACATTATCGTTATCGATCCCATCCGTAATGTCTTTGACGGCGGAGAGGCGGGGGCCAGTGAGAACGACAACAACGCCATGATGTTCTTTCTGCGCGATCGTGTCGAGCAACTGCGCGACAACGTCGATCCTGACGCGGGCATCGTTCTTGTTCACCACACCAAGAAGCTTTCCAAGAAGCAGGTCGACGAAGATCCGTTCCAGGCTCTCTCCGGGGCTGGGTCTCTTCGGGGCTATTACAGCTCCGGCATGATTTTGTTTCGCCCGGACGAAGCTCAGTCCGAACGGCGGCTCATTACAGAACTGCGTAACGGCCCAGGATTGGCGGCAAAGATTGTCGATAAACAAGATGGCCAATGGGTTGAGATCGATCCGTCATCGGCGCGTCTGGTTCGCCAAGAATACGGCGAAAAGCTCGATGCAGAACGTCTGCGCAAACATGATGTGATCCTGCAAACCCTATTCGAAGAAGCAAAACATGGCCGTGTGTTTACGGCCAATCAATTTGCCGAGGCTTTTGAAAACAGGGTGGGGCTTGGTGGAAAAGCGACGATCTATGAACGCATCAGCGTTCTTTC